TTCACCGCAGATCGCTACACAACCGCCGCTGCCGCCCAGTACGAAGCATCGGAACGCTACTACAACACCAAACTGGATCAGATGATCCGCCAAAACGAAAGGACCTACGACCATGGCATCAAGAAAAAGAATTGAAGGAACCACCCTGCAGAGCTGGGATGATGTAGACAACTGCCTGGCCCAGATCGCCCGCGCCGATCGCGAACTGATGATCATCGAAGGTGCCGCCAATGAAACCCTGGAAGAGATCCGCCAGGACATGAAAGTCCGATCCCAGCCGATCCTCGACCGCAAAGCCGGTCTGGAGCTGGCCGTCAAGGAATACTGCGAGGCCAATCGCGCCGAATTCGCCAGCGTCAAAACCAAGCAGCTTAGCTTCGGTGAAGTCGGCTTCCGTCTCTCCACCAAGATCGTGATCAAAAAGATCGCCGAAACGCTCCAGACGCTCAAAGACTTCCATCTGCATCACTGCATCAGGATCAAGGAAGAAGCCGACAAGGAGGCCATGAAGGCCCTGACGGATGAAGTCCTGGCCGAGGTAGGAGCATCGCGCAAAACGGAAAACACCTTCGGTTACACGCTCAACCTGGAGCGGATCAGCGAGGTGGGGTGATGGCGATCGACACCATGAAAATGAAGGAAGAAATCCGCAAAAAGCGCATGAGCGGTTTTTATGGCCGGCGCTACTGGTACACCACACCCAACGACGGCACCGTCTGCATTGGCGTCCGGCAGGGCCTGGGTGGTGCTGTCTGGATCGTCGGTTATGTGCGGGAGTCCTGCGGCACCAGGGCCATCAAATCCAAGCGCCTGCTGCCCGGTCCCTATCCTGATACCTTGCAGGATTTGCTGGATGTGTGGGCCGAACAGCGGCAGCTGGCGGAGGTGGTCAATGGCTAATAGTCAGTGGGTTCCATGTCTTCAGCAACTTCCGGATTCGGAAACAACGGTAATAACCTATGCGCCGGAGAGTAATGAACCGATCTGGCCGGCCTATCATGATGGGAATATGTGGCTCGACCTTATGGGTACGCCCATTGATGACGCTACGATCACCCACTGGATGGACTTCCCTGCGCCGCCACAATGAACCTGAACAACATCTGACCATTTTTGCCGACGCCGGCAAAATGATCACCGTAGGGGAGGGTCTCCCCGCCCGCCTGGAGGGAAAACATGTCTCGAATGCATGCCGCCAAATTGGAAAACAGCCCGCGCCTCCAGCGCGTGCTGGCTTTTTTACGCAGATCGACACGGCCGACCACCCGCGACATCATTCAGGCCTGCGACGTCTGCGCCGTCAACAGCATCATCGCCGAGCTGAAAAGCAATGGATTCGTCATTGATTGCAACCCGGTCAAGGGGCAGCGCGGCGTGTATTCGTATCAACTGTATGAGCCTGAACAGCTCCCGCTCTGGAGAACACCATGAAACCAAAATGTCCCAAATGCAGCGGCTTCATCGAGCACGAAGCCGCAACATCCGTATCGGCCGAGCGTGTCTACTGCCGCAACTGCGGCTGGCAGAAGCTGCGCGAGGTTGTCCCGGCACCAATCCCAAAGGAGTTGACCCGCGAGGTATCTGACACCCCGCGGGTCTTCATTGAACCCAACAACAAACGCGCCATTGTAATCAAGGGCGGACTGATTCAGGGCGGGGAAACCCCGCCCCTGCAGTATTTCATCAAAAGGAGAACTATCATGAGCAATCAACTGACCGACCTGAATGACCGCCTGTTTGCCACCCTCGACCGCCTGACCGATGCCACCGCCACCGGCGAAAAACTACAGGATGAAATTCAGCGCGCCCGCGCCGTGGCCGGCATCTCCCGCGAAATCATCAGCAACGCTACCCTGGCCCTGGAGGCGCAGCGCACCATGGGCGGGAAAACTCCGCCTCCCATGCTGGGGATCAGCAAGTGAGATCCGGAGGCTACACAACCGAACAGCTCGAATTCCTGCGCGAGGGGTATAAAACCATGCGGTTTGTCCCGTTGACCGCTGCCTTCAACGCTCGCTTTGGTCAAAACAGGACCGAGCCAGCCATCCGATCAACGGTAAAACGGGAGAAACTCTCCTCTACCGGGCGGATGAAGCGCGGCAAGGGTACGGGTGTGAATTTGGTCTACACCCCGGCCATGCTGAACTGGCTGCGGGGTAATTATCTCCTTATGCCGCTCCGGGAACTTTACCTGGCCTTTAATACCGCCTTTGGCATGGATAAAAACTACGACCAGATCAAAGGAGTAACCGGCCGCTTTAAAATGTCGTCCGGCCGTGATACCCGGTACCAAAAGGGCCTGGTACCCTGGAACAGCGGGAAAAAGGGATACATGGGGCCAAACCGCACCAGCTTTAAAAAAGGGGATATGCCCTGGACGAAAAAACCGCTCTACAGCGAAAGCGTCAACCGAGACGGCTATATCCAGATCATTATCCCCGAAACCAACCCCTGGACCGGCGCCGCCACCCGTAACAAGCACAAACACCTCTGGCTCTGGGAGCAGGCCAACGGCCCGTTGCCCAAAAGCCACGCCGTCATTTTCAAGGATGGCGACAACCGCAACTTTGCCCTGGATAACCTGCTGTGCGTCACCAGGGGCGAGCTGCTCACGCTCAATCTTCACGACTACAAAAACCAGCCGGCCGAGCTGAAACCCAGCATCCTGGCGCTGGCTAAAATTGAAGCAGCAGCCCACTTCAGAACCAAAGGCCGTGTGCCGGGCGCCGGCCGCAAGAAAGGCACACCCAATAAACCGAAGGAGATCACTGCATGAACAACCAGTCCCTCCAACGTACCGTCCAGGGCTATCCTGTCCGCAGTGACGGACTTACATACATCCCGCGCCGCGCCCAGGGCATCATGGCCCTGGCCATGTGGAAAAGCGACCCGGACGCCAAACCGGATGAAAAATGGCTGCGGCAGGAAATCGGCATGGCCTTTCAGCAAATGGTCTGCCTGGCCCTGGATGGCGCTCCGGCCGCCGAGATGCTGCCGCTCACCGCCGAAATGTGGGTTCAGGTCGTCGGTTTCGGCCTCACCGAAGAGCTGGACCGCGTCCGGATCCGGGCGGGGTTCAATCAGCTTTACCGCAAATTGAAGAAATGGCCGATGCCAACCGAGCTGACCGACATCCTGCCGGCCCGGCCCAAGCGGGCCAAACTGAGCGAGCCCGAGCGCAGTGAAACCGATTACGCCGAGGGTTCCCGCAAGTTTCAGGACATCATGGACACGTTGAACAACAAACCGGAGTAAGTCATGGCAGACCACACCAAATACATGGAGCACCTGCGCATCGAGGATCTCCCTGAGCGTTATCAGGAAGTAGCCCTGGCGATCGGTATCGAGGCCATGATCAAGCTGGCCGAGGCCTTTCCCGGCGTCCCGATCTACATGAAACAGCCAGACCGGATTCTTTTGCCGGCCAAGCGGGCCTACGTTCTGGACAAGTTCACCGGAGCCAACCACCGCCGTCTGGCACTGGAAACCGGCCTGCCGCTGGCCACGGTCTACGATATTCTCAAGGAAGAACGGGAAGAAAAGCAGGGTTGGAAACAGGAGACGTTGATATGAAGCCTAAGACAGCGAACATCTGCGCAAACATCTACGAGGGTGAATTCATCCTCAGCTTTGATTGTGTTGGAGTACAAACGTGCCGGTTCGCACTTTGTTCTGTGATGCCTCCAGATGGTAGTGAGAAATGCACGTACTATGATTATGGATCATGTCTCTGTCCCCACGCAAAGTACGTGGCACTTGAAACATTACGAAACAGGATCTCGAAAGAAATGAAGCAATACGAGGATAAGGAATAACAGTTTGCCGGCGGCCCAAGGACGGTCAATATTGGTCAGACACTCTCGATGATGGTAGCTCCAGCCGGAAACGTGTTGGTACCTAAGGGAGGAATACCGAGAAGTCGTTGGCATAAGCCGCCGGCAATTCAACTTTACGGAGGAATATCATGGACTCAAAAAAACTTGCTGTTGCAGTACGGGAATTGAAGGGGACCCTGGGGGATATTGCTGACTGCCCAAATGCCGCTGTCTCTGATTTTGACAATGAGATCAACGAGGTCAGAGGGCTGTTGAGTGTGCTGGCAAACATGATTGAGGGAATGCCTGCAGATCGTGCATTTGGTTCCCCTGGTGATTGGGGATATGGAACAGCAATAGGCGATGCACTCGCAGGTAGGGGATAACAATGAGCACAGCGGCGGAGCCCGCTGCTGCGGGAGTTAGCCACCGTTTCGCTTTCCGGTGTTGACACCCTGACCTAAAAAGAGTACAAAGCAAAAAAAGCAGCCGATCCCCATCCCCAGAAAAGCCCCAGTCCACCAAGGACCGGGGCTTTTTCTTTTTCATTCGCTGAAAGTACTTCCCCCCGTTGTTTCCCCTATAGTCAACCCGCATGAAAACCTCCTTGTAATAGGGGTTGGGCAACCAGCCCCGCTTTTTCTAACCTTGAACCGGAGCCCCGCATGGCAGATTTTTTACCCGCATACGCCGTACTGCTCAAGCTCGAAGGCGGCTACAACAAGATCGTCGGAGATCATGGCGGCGAAACCTACAAGGGCATCAGCCGCAACAACTGGCCCGGCTGGGATGGCTGGCCCCAGGTCGATCGCCTGAAGTTCCAGAAAGACTTCCCGCTCTGCCTCGATCACAACGTCGAGCTGCAGGGCAAAGTGCGCGACTTCTATCAGCGCAACTTCTGGACCCCCACGCTCGACCGGATCAAAGACCAGCAGCTGGCCACCTGGCTGTTTGAAAAAGGCGTCAACATGGGCATCCGTCAGGCCGTCCGGCTGCTCCAGCGCGCCCTGCATGTGGATGACGACGGCATCATCGGCCCCCAGACCATGGCCGCGCTCAATGCCGCCGATTCCCGTAATTTGCTGAACGCCGCCCGCGAAGAGGCCAAACGCTACTATACCAAACTCGCTTTGAACGACCCGACCCAGCACAAGTTTTTGCATGGCTGGCTGGCCAGGGCATAGGAGACAGTATGAAAAGCTGCGATTACTCAGGACTCGACATAATCAAACATCCCTGTACCGCCTGCGGCCAGTGCCACGGGGTAGCAACCGCAATTTCCGACCAGGAGGAAAAATGAATTTTTTTGCCTTTATCCGTGAAACGCTGTCCGACCCGGCAGACAAGCAGGGCAGCACCAAACGCCTGGTGCTGCTGCTGTTCATGCTGATGCTGGTAACCCTGATCATCATTGTCACCGTGGTTCAAATGAAACTGCCAGAGATACCATCCGGCCTGCTCAATCTGATCTATGCCGTTCTGGGCAGCACTATGGGACTGATGACGGCCGACAAAGCAATCGCTGCCTACAAATCGGTAAACGGCACCAGTGATTCTCCCCCTGCTTGATAGCGGCATTGCCGCCATCAGAGCGGTACCGGTTGCCCGGCTCAGACTGTATGCCGGAGTTATCCTGATTGGCCTGATCTATCTGGGATGGTCACTCTGGGGCAACAAACCGCAAAGCCCGGCACAGGGCTTTGTTGCTGCCCGCCCGGCGATCAAAACCGCCAAGGTGCAAGGCCCGACCGTAGCGATCAAAGTCGTACCCCGCGAGGCGGTTCTCAAAACATTCCCGACCGCGGATATCCCGGAACCATTGGTAGTCGTTGAAACCGCCGATATTCCCCAGGCCCCCAACGGCGCCACCGCTATCGTAACCATGGATCCGCAAACCGGAGAAACCGAAACCATCGTGCAAAACAACGAGGCTCCCTGGTTTGCCCTGGAGCGCGGCAATACCATCGGGGCCGGGCTCCGGATCGGCACCCAGGGACAGCGAATCCCGGTCTACTACCGCCGCGATCTGCTGCGTATCAAGGATGTTCACCTGGTGGGAGAGGTCGGCGGATCAATCGCCCTCGATCCCCGTGAGAAATCAGAAGCGCATGCCACCGGCATGCTGGAATACAGGTTTTAGGGAGTGCGTATGTTCTGTATCTGGAAACCACTGCTGATCAACATATCCCGTGATCTGCGCCTGGCAGCTCTGCTGTTGGCGATCATTTTTGCCCTGGCCTTTATCACCAGCCAGGTGCATGCCGCCGATCCCGGCCCCTATGACATCGTCTCCCAGGCCGGAGAGGATTACCGCATGGTCTTCTATCGTGCCGACGCCTCCGGTACCAGGATCACCGTCACCGGCAATACCTACGCCGCCCAGTGCCGCTCGGCCCCGGCTCCGGCTGGGTCTGTCTTTTTCAACTACTCCGCCCGCGTCGCATCCGCCACAACCGACCAGGTCGAAGTCAAGCTCAGCAAGGCCCAGACACTCCAGCACAGCGGAAAGTCCGGCGTCTGGGACCTGAAACAGACCACCCCCGGCGGGCTGGTTTCCTATCTGCTCTCCGGTAAATGCGGCATCAAGGCCACGGTAACACGCTGATGCGGTTCAATGTTCAATGTTCAATGTTCGTGGTTGCCGCGCTGCTGTTCCCGGCTCTGGCTGCCGGTGAGAGCATCACCGTTATCCGGCCCCAGGGCGAGACCAGTGTGATCACGCTCGACACGCCGCCCACGATCACCATCTCCAGCACCACCGCCCAGACCGTCACCATCTCCGGCGGCAGCACCAGCGCCACCGTGGTTGTTCCCGGCGTCCTGACCACGTCCGGACCGGAAGGCCCGCTCGGACCGCGCGGCTACGATGGCCGCCCCGGAGCCAATGGGTACGACGGCTTCAACGGCAAAGATGCTTCCACCTGCTATATCTCGGGCATCTCCAGCTACACCTACGACCAGGCCGGTTACAACCCGCTGCCGGCGCCCGGAGCGTATTCCCTGGTCATGTATCACGAGGGCGTCCAGGTCACACCCGATTCCGTCACCTGGGGCACTGCCAGCGGAGTCCTCTCCGGCAGCGCCACGGCCAGCACCTTTACCCCTGCTATCAGCAGCGCCTGGGTCGCCGGAGATAACGCAGTAACTGCTCTGGCGGTCTTCACCGAACCCTCCGTTAACCCCTACACCACGCTCTGCCACGCCGTATTTCCGGTGGCCGTCACCCGCATCGGACAGACAGGCGCTCAAGGCCCGCCGGGCTCAAACGCTACGGTAACCGAGCCCAACGTCATTGGAGCCTTCAATACAACTACTTCCAACAGTTCCCTGGTATTGCAAGCCACGGCCAGCAGTGCCACAACCAAGCTGGAGGTGCGCGACTCCGGAGGCAACACCAGCTTCTTCGTCAAAAGCGACGGCCAGTTGGTAGCAATCTCGGCCGTGCCCAAGCTGACCAGTTCAACAGTTAGCGGGCAGTATCCGGTAAATCTGGCTTTGTCCACCGCCTATGCCCTGACCATTGCCGGCGGTACAACCATAAATATCAGCAACGCACGTACCGGCATCGACAGTTTCAGCCTCGCCCTGACCCGTGGTAGCGGCACCGGCGCCATATCCTGGCCGGCCAGCATCAATTGGGGTGTGGGTATCACCGCCCCGGCTCTGGGGGATGTATCCGGAAACGAGCTCTGGGTTGATTGCCGTACAAAAAACACGGGGGTCGCATGGCGCTGCAGCTATCAAAATTATTGATCATCTGCCTGCTGTTCAGCCCGGCCCCGGCCAACGCCGGATGGTTTGCCTGGCTCTGGCCGGCAGCAAAACAGCAGGCGCCGGCTGCGCCACCAACCGGGGTAGCCGTCCCGGCCATGGACGTCTACGGGCTGCTGGCCGCCGGCGGATCCCTGCTCGTACTGCTGAGAAGAAGGAGAAAATAATGGGTATCCCCAGCACATTCCATCTGATGATGAGTCCCCTGGCCCTGTACGTACTGTTTGGCGGGTACGTCAAATTGATCAAAAAGGAGAAATCCGATGATTCCACCAACCTGGCTGCTGGCGGGGAGTGTAGCGGCAATAGTGACAACCGGAGTGGTAATCAAAGCGGTCTGGACAAGCAATGAAACAGATCGGCCCGATCAGCATAAACAGCCAGACCCATCAGGTAACGGTGAACGGGACTGATGTCGAGCTGACCCGCGGCGAGTTCCGTCTGCTGGACTATCTATCCACACATCCCGGTTTTGTCTACAGCCAGCCGGTGCTGCTGGCTGATGTCTGGGGCTATGCCCCCGGCACGGAATCCCGCACCGTCGCCGCGCACGTCAAGCGCCTGCGGGCCAAGCTGGGGCCGGCCGGCCACATGATCAAGACCATCCGTTCATTCGGATACAAGTTGTTGGAGGCCTGATGTACTCACTCTTTACCGCACTCATAACCGCCATCATCGGCGCCACGGTGGCACTCAGCTGGCAACCGTCGCAGGACGCGCATACCAGTGGTTACCGCATCTATTACGACCGCTATTCCTCACTGCCGGACAGTACCCGCACCCTGGCCTACGAGGGTATCTCCACCTCGGTCCGCTTTACGCACATCAGCACTAATCGCAATTACTGTTTTGCCGGCACCGTCCTGGCCACCTACAGCGGAGCAACCCACGAATCGAAGTACAGCAACATCCAGTGCGGAAAGATCTCGATCCATCCCGATTACAGCCAGGTGCCCAATTACCGGCCCGACGGCACAACGCCAAACTATCCGCCAGACGGAACCCTGGCCAATCCCATGCCACTCTGCACCGCCTGCCACACCGGAGGTACACCGTGAGATTACAACAGGCAATGTACATTGTCAGAAACCCGCACGGTCACAGCGAACAGGATTTTCGGATCGCCCGCATGATGGTCTGTGAAGAGGTTGACCGGCTGGCAACCATTGAGAAAAAGACGGCCGAGATTTGCATCAAGATGGTTGGCAATCAGTACGAATTCCTGCGGGACGCCATCAGAAAGAGGTTCGGGATATGAAATACCAGATCGTACAGATTCCCCAACAGCAGGAGTTTGTCCAGGTACAAGGCCCGGACGGCCCGGTCACCCGCAAGAACATCAACCCGGCTGTTGAGTACCCTGCCGGGCTGGTCCAATGCCTCTACAGCGAACGTTCCGGACTGTACGGGGTCGATCCGGGCAAACGGGTCGAGTTGTGGGAAAGTACCCTTGGCACGGCCACCGATAACGAAATATTTTCCGCCTGCCCCGGTCTGCGCGACTTTGTTGCCCTCCGGATCCGTGCGTTGGTTAACGAAACTCTGCTGGCGATCGCCACGCCGTACCAGCCGGCGGAACGAGAAACCTGGCCGATCCAGGTCACCGAGGCCGAGCGCTGGCTGGCGGATGCCACCGCCGAAACTCCGATGATCGACGCCATCTGTGCCGGGCGCAATATCAGCAAAGCGGTGTTGATTGGCTATATCATGGACAACACCACCGCCTTCCGCGCCGCCTCCGGGATGATCCTCGGCCAGCAGCAGGCATTACTGGAGCGGATTTATAGCGTAACAACGGTGGCTGAACTGCTGGCAGTGAAATGGGCATGATATGGCCCGACCGCGGCCGGCGGCGCGACTACTGGCTGAATATTCTGCTCGGGCTTGACCAGGGCCTCGGCACCTGGATCGGTATTGATGCCGATGAAAGTATCTCCTCCTATGTTGGACGCACCATGCCCGGATCGCGCCTGGAGCGGGCCATCAACTGGATGTTTGATCGCCTGACCGGTGAAAAGGACCATTGCCTGGCAAACATTGAGTGGCGCAACTGATGGATGAGATCGATCAGGCCCAGGGGCATAACGAGGATTTCCAGGCCTATGTTCTGGAACAGCATCGCCGGGCGGGGGCATCCCGCCCCTACACCGGAACCACCTGTCAGGATTGTGAGGACGAAATACCATTGAAACGGCGGCAGGCCGTACCCGGCTGCCGGCGATGTATTGATTGTCAAACTTTACTTGAAAACTGGAGGCCACTGTAATGGAAGCACTTACCCCCGCTGTAATTCAGATCATCATCAACACCCTGGGCCTGCCGGGACTGGTCTTCGTCATCTGGCACTTTGACAACAAGCGCCTCGACAAACAGCAGCAGCTCTACAAGGATCAGCAGCACCAGTACCGCGAGCTGTACGAGAAGGAACAGCAGAAGCTGCGCGATTCCTACGATCGCGAGCATAAAGCCGATCGCGACATGACCCTCAAGATCCTCGGCCAGTACAAGGATGACGTCAACAACATCACCGGCCTCTACAAGAGCAATGTCCATCTGGTCAGTGATTACGACAAATCCGTTGTCCGGTTGGAAAAAATGGCCGCAGAAATGATGTCGGTCGTCTCACTCAATGCCCAGGCCTACACCCAGCTGACCGATGCCATCAAGAACAACACCTTTTGCCCGCAGGTCCGCAAAGAACAGGGGAAAGCATGAACATGGAACGCGCCGCAATGAAGGGACGCCTGGCCGAAGCCCAGAGCGAGCAGGCCCGCCTGGATATGAGAATCGAATCCGCTGCGCGCGTCATCCGCCAGGGGCTCAATACCACGCTCTATGAAGTGGCCGCCCTGGAGATCCCGCAGCTGGATGAGCAGTGGGACATGCTGAAATCCGCCTGGGCCGAATACCTGCGGCTGGAAGGGGAGATCACCCGGCTGCAGAGGGAGCTGAACTGATGGCAGAGAAAGGCGCACGGACACAACTGGAGCCGGTGGCCCGTCAGATGTATATCGACGGCCAGACCCTCTCGGCCATCGCCGACTCCCTGGGAGTCTCGCGCAACTCGTTGACCGAGTGGAAGGCCCGCACCAAATCCCCTAATGATGATCTGGATGAATGGGATAAGGCCCGCCAACGCAAGAGCACCTTCGGGCTGCGCATGGAATCCCTGCTGGAGCGGGAACTGACCTATGCCGAGGAGCGCCAGCCGGGAGCGATCGAGGGTGTCACGCTCGACAACCTCTCTAAGCTGGGCGCCCTGGTGGTCAAGTTCAAACAGGTCGAAGCCACCGGTACCGGATTCGACCGTGCCAAGGTTTTTCTAGAAAACCTGCAGTTTATCGCCGGCTGGATGCAGGAAAACGACATGGACGGGCTGAAGGTATTGGCTGAATCCTTTGACAGTCTGACATCGGCATTCAAGGAGTCGATCAATGGCGTTGCGTAAGCGGCCAAATCTTACCGAAGGGCAGTTCGACAAACAGGTCGCGGAGCTGCGCGCCTGGATCAAGGACAGCGTTTCTCCCTTCGATAACGATACCCCTGCGGACCAGAAGGCCCGCAAGGAGCTGGCCCGCACGGATAAGCTCTATTTCATGGAGACCTATCTGCCGCATTACTTCACCTGCGACTTTGGTGCTTTCCATGGCGAATGGAGCGCCTTCGCCCGGCTCAAAGACCAGTTCGCCCTGATCGGCGCACCCCGCGAACATGCCAAAACTACTTTCTTCACCTTCGGGGATCCGCTGCACGTCATCTGCTACAACCTGATCCATTTCGGCATGATCATCTCCGACACCCACGAGCAGGCCAGCGGCTTTACCGTGGCCATCAAGCTGGAGCTGGAGGAAAACCCGCGCATCAAACATGACTTCGGCAGCTTCAAGACCCGCACCTGGAGCGATGACGATTTCAAGACCAAAAACGGCATCTGGATGCTGGCCCGTGGCCGCAAGGATAAGGTTCGTGGTCTCAAGAACGGCCCGCACCGTCCCGACTATGTCCGTATCGATGACTTCGAGAATGATGACAATGTCGAGAACCCCAAGCTGGTACTGCGCGGCATCAAGTGGATCCGCGGCACCGTGATCGGCTCCCTGGGCCAGGGCTACAATGCCCTGATGGTCGGCAACCTGTTTCATCCCAAGTCCGCCATCTCCACCCTGATTGCCGACCTGGATGACGACGGCAAGCCGCGTTACGCCTCCAAGGTCTATCAAGCCATCCTTGATGAAGGCTCTCCCGAAGAGCGCCCCCTGTGGCCACAGAACTGGTCCCTGGACCGTCTCTACAAAAAGCGCCATGACATGGGCACCTTCGATTTCAACCGCGAAATGCAGAACATCGTCGCGGTCGAGGGTTCGCCATTCCCCGAGAACCAGGTCAAGCACTTCGAACGCATCGAAGTTGTCAACCGCCCGCTGATCATCGCCACGGCTCTGGATCCATCAGCCAAGGCCGGCGAGGGCAACGACTACCGCGCCTGTGTCACCTGGGCGCTGGACCCGGCCGATATGACCTTCTTCTGTCTGCACGCCTGGCTGAAGAAATTGAGCATCGGCGAGATGTTCGCCGCCGCCTATGCCCAGCAGGAGCAGTACGGCAGCAGCAAGGTCTTTGTGGAAGAGAACATGCTCAAGGACTTCCTGCATGAGGCCATCGCCACCTACGCCCGCCAGGTAGGCCGCTTCCTTCCCTGGCAGCCGATCCAGCACAACACCAACAAGATCGGCCGCATTATCGGCACCTGCGCCTATCTGTGGGAATTCGGGCACATGAAGTTCGAGCGCAACCACAGCGACCAGAACCTGCTGGAAAGCCAGTTCGTCTACCTGCTGACCCCCTCGGTCAACGACGATGGTCCGGATGCATCCGAGATGGCCATCAGCGGATTGCAGGGCGGCATGGTGCCGGCTGCGGCTGCCCCGGTCGAAGTCCCGGCCAACAATTACCACGCCGCACGCCCCGGTGGTTCCATGGGTGGCATGTACAGCCGCAGGAGGAGAATCTGATGGGTCTCACAACATTTTTGATAGATCGTTTTCTCGGCAGCGCCATTGAGCAGAAAGTTCAGGAGCGATTGCCGGCCGCCGTGGATAGCAGCCTGGCCGAGATCGGCTGGCGCAAGCTGACCGGCTCCTCCACCCGCCAGCTGCCCATGATGACCCAGGATCGCGCGATAGAGGTCGCCTACTGGCTCTGGAAGACCAACCCCATGGCGCGCTGGATCATCGAGGTCGTCGTGGCCTTTGTTGTTGCCAAGGGTGTGCCCTACACCTGCGAGAACGAAGAGGTCAAACAGATCCTGGATGATTTCTGGTTCGACTCCATCAACCGCATGGACCAGCATTACGAGAACTTTGTCCGCGAGCTGCGCATCTACGGCGAGCAATGCTGGCCGGTATTTGTAGCCGAGCAGACCGGAAAGGTCCGCCTGGGATACATCGACCCCGCACAGATCGACCTGGTCATCCCCGACCCGGAAAACGTCAAGGTCAAGATCGCCGTGCTGCTCAAGGGCTCATCCGCCGCCAGCGGCCGCACCCTGCGGATTGTCCTGGATGCCGACGCCGAGGATTTCCTTTCACCATCTGCCCAGGCGCAGCGCGCCGCCTGCAGTGGAGAGTGCTTCTACTTCAACATCAATGCCCTGACAAACGAAATGCGCGGCACGTCCGACCTGTTCACCGTTGCCGACCACCTGGATGGCTACGAACAGTTCCTGTACGACTCCAGCGAGAAGTATGCCCGCTTCAACTCCTTTTACTGGGATGTCAAGGTCGAGGGCGCAACCGCAGAAGAGCTGGAAAAGCAGCGCGCGGCCTTCACCCCGCCCAACAACGGCGGCGCATTCCTGCATAACGAAAAGGTAACCAGCGAGCCCAAGGCCCCTAACCTGAACTCCCTGGATTCCGATAAAGCGGCCCGTCTGCATCGCAATCATATCCTCGGCGCCGTGGGGATCCCCGAGCACTGGTTCGGCGGTGGAGGCGATGTCAACCGCGCCACCGCCGCAGAGATGGACGCGCCCTCTATCAAGATGATTGAGGCCGGCCAGGAGAAAAACAAGAACATGCTGGAGACGGTCATGGACTTCGTCATCGCCCAGGCACTGAAAGCCCGCTACCTGAATGTACCCGAGGAAGAGGCCTACGATTATGAAGTCCAGACCCCGGAGATCAGCCAGAAGGACGTGGCCAAACTCTCCGCCATGCTGCGCGACATTACCACTTCGCTGGTCGCAGCCCAGACACAGGGCTGGATTGACGGCCCCACTGCCCAGAAGGCCTTTGCCTATTTCATGGCCTTTGTCGGCTACGAATACGACCCGGTCAACGTCGAAGTTCCGGAAGCCGGATACGAGGATTATCAAAACGCCCAAAATGGCCCTGTGAGCTCCGACCCGTCAAAAGAGCAACCGAGTACCGGCGCGGATAACGGTTCGGGCTCATAACACGTGTTATAAACCGAAACAGAGGCTAAGAGCGTTCAAGGTTAAGATGCAGTTCAAGATTCAAGGTTGAAAACATCGAACATTGAACATTGAACAGGGGTACCAATGGCAAAAGTCACCGACATACTCACCAGAATATTAACGGACCAGGCGCGCCGCACCATCTCCGGCAGCGAAGCGGTTCGCCGGATTCTGGAAGAGACGCGCCGCCAGGTGATCGTCGAGTTATCCGCTGCGCCGGTGGATGGTTTTGCCGCGTATCAGCTGCCTCAGGTGCTGGCAGCCATCGAAAAGCATCTGGCAACGTTCGAGGCCTCCGCCCGCACGTCAGTGGGCTCCGGTCTTTCCGGATCATGGGATGAAGGGGTTGCGCTGCTGCCGTCGATGGCCGCTGAATCAGGCATCACCCTGTCCACCTTCGGCATATCCCACACCCTGCTCGACCAGCTCAAGGAATTCACCTGGGGCAAGATCACCTCCGTCAAAAGCGATGCCGTCGCCCGGATCAGGGGTGAACTTACCCTGGGGGTGCTGGGGCAAAAGACCCCGCATGAGATCACCCTGGCCATTGCCGGCAACCTGGAGCGCCCGGGAGTATTTCAAAGCATCCTTGACCGAGCCGAGGTAATCACCAAAACCGAACTGGGCCGTACCTTCAGCATGGCCGCTCAGGCCGGTATGGAAGCCGCCGGCGATACACTCCCGGAATTGCAGAAAATGTGGCTGCACACCGGTCACCCCAAACAGGCGCGTCCCTACCACCTGCGACTGAATGGTGACGTTAAAAATGTTGATCAGCCCTTTCTGGTCGGCAATATCTCCATGATGTACCCCAGGGATCCGAAGGCCCCGGTCAGCGAAATCATCAATTGCGGCTGCATGCATGTCCCCTACATGGCCGAATGGGGGACAAAAAAGGAATTTGTCCGGAGTTGGGAAAAGGCCCAGAAGGCTGCAAACAGCAAACAATAACCACCGTGGGGAACCACGTACAAAAAAGGAGGATGATATGGCAGAGATCAACAAGAAGTACCTGGACGGAATCGTCATCAGAGAGTCAGGTCGCAAGGAAACCGAGGAAAACGGGGAAAAGAAGATGGTCTACGTTGTGACGGAGCGCCCGGCGGAAACGGCCGATGTGCTTGCATCCCGCGAAACAACCAGCGAGATCACCTTCGTCACTGTCGACGGCCAGAAGTACACCAGAACAAAAACCAAGTAAACCGGTTCAATGTTCAAAGTTCAAGGTTCAACGTTGAACCACGAACCTTGAACCTTGAACCAGAAGGGAGGGCAGATGCAGAACGTTTCAATCGGGCGGCTCGTAGCCGCAATCAGCAGCCAGATGAGTTTCAGCGAGATCCGCGAGCAGGTCTGCGAGGCGATCTGCGCCCAGGACGGTTCAGGGGGGTGCTGCTACATCATCGATATGTTTTCCGATGCCGTAGTCTATGAGAGCTGCGGGTCGGACAATGTGGAAAAGTGTTATCGCCGCTCCTATTCGATTATTGACGAAGTCGTCACCCTGGGAGATGCAACCGAGGTGGAACGCAAGATCGAATATGTCCCGGTCCAGGCAGCCTGCCAGATCGTGGCGGCCGTCGCCGGAGATACCACCGGCAACAAGTGGGAGGTCCGGGTCTGTCGTTTTGGCACGGATAACAACTCCAACTACTGGGACAAGGACACCCTCTCCGCTGCCCTGGACAAATTCGAGGGGGCCAAGGTGTTCGCCCTGTCCGAGGCGCAGCATCAGGCTCAGGCGCATCCCTTCGGAAAAAGCGTCCGTGATCTGGTCGGCGTGCTCCAGGCTGCCACCGTCAAGGCCGACGGCATTTATGCCACCCTGATCCTGCTGCCGGCTGCCGCCTGGCTGCGCGACAATCTGGTGGGCTGCGCCGAGCAGGGGCTGGCCGGCGTGATCGGCCTGTCGGTGGATATCACCGGCAAGATGGGTAAAAAGAACAATCAGAGATCGCTCGTTACCATCAAGAGCGTCACCGTGGATGTTGTGTATGACCCCGCCGCTGGCGGGGAATTTCTCAAAATGGCCGCAGCCGTACAGGCAGGTAAAAAAATGGAGCCGGATATGTTATTTGGACAGTTGTTGGCCGCCCTGAAAAAGCAGCGGCCGGATCTGCACGACACCATCGTGCGTGCAATGGCAGCAGGAACAATGGATGAGGCCCAGGCGCTGGAAAGAAT